AATATTTACGAATTTATTTTTTCAGATAAAGTTGATGATATTTGGGGGGAATATTGGGAATCAAAACCAGCTAATGGTTATCCTTTACCCCCAGATATTTTACATATAAAAAAAGTTGGAGTTTTGAAAAATGATGAAATTTCTTTTTCTGTAATTCAAAAGTCTGATTATTTTTCAATGCAAGATTCAATTGATGATGTTATTGCTTTGGCTTGGGAGAATGAAAGTGAATATATAAATTTTGATTTGGTTAAAAGATTGGTATTTAGATTTGGTGAGAGTGAAGAATCTATAAAAAATAAGTTATACGCGAGGGACGTTGTCCTTGAATACGAAAAAAAGTTAAGTTATGAATCTAAATAAAAAAATTGGATTTTTGTTGGATAGAGGTTTAAATCCCCAATTTATATCAACCCTTAATGAGGGTAAAATAAATTTGTTGTTTGAAAAAATGTCAAGTAAGGAAACTAAGGAGGCTATTCAAACTGTTCAACAAACAGGATATAAAACTAAAGCCACTGCTGGAGATGAAATAGCTATAGGAAATACAGTAGTTAAAGCTCAAGGTCCTGTTGAAGTTATTTCACAAGAAAAACCAGGGACTGCACCAAAAACAGAGGGTGAAATGACTGAAAAATTTGAGTCTAAGGCTCAACAAGGATTATTTTGGGCTAAATGTAATAAGTGTAAAGATGACGATTGTAAATGGTGTAAAATGGCAAAAGAATTTTCAAAGAGTACATCAAAAAAACAATATGAAAAAATGCCAGAAAAAAAACATCCTAAAAAAACTGTAAAATATAAGAAGAAGGAGACAAATGAAGTTGTTGATTATAATGAAGCACTTACAGCCGCAATGGTAGGTGGAATGAAATCAAATATGAGTAATTTAATAAATCCCAAGTTTTCAACTAATGAATCAAAACTTCGTAATCATTTAGAAAATATAATCGAAAAAAATTTAAAACCAACTATGAAAAAAAGTGACTTAATAAGATTAATTGAGGTCGCTATGGGTGATACTAAAGAAAAAGAAACTGAAACAGAAAAAGAAGAAAAAAAGAAAACTGGTAATCCATTTAGAAAACCAAAAGAAAAAGATGCACCTGAAGCAAGATTTAAAAAATATAGAAGTAATACTGAAACAGAAACTGAAAAAGAAACTGAAACAGAAAAAGAAGAAAAAAAGAAAACTGGTAATCCATTTAGAAAACCAAAAGAAAAAGATGCACCTGAAGCTAAGGGTGAACAAAAAGAAGGTTTAGACTATTTTATGTCACAAGTTAAAAAACATCGTTTAATCTAAAAAAAAATATGGACTTAAAAAATAAAATATTTCTTTTAAAAGAAACTAGACAAAGTTTAAAATATAAACTTTTAAATGAAGGTTTAACAAAAAAAGAAAATCAAATTTTGAGTGAAATTGATTCTTTAATTAAAGAAGATGAAATGACATTCGGATCAGAGGTTGGAGGTGCACGTCCAAGTAGAACTTTACAATCAAAAATTGAAAGGGGTGAATTACCTTTGAATAAATTTGGACTTACTCAACCTCAAGTTGATTTTTTTACCTCAGAAGCTTTTAAGTTTTCAATACAACGACTAGAAGAATTAATTGGTCGTGATTCTGATATTGCAAGACGTTTGAATATTTCAAATCCTAATTTTAAATCTGATTCTGTAACCGCGTTTAGGACTCTTATGACTATTGTACAAAAACTTATGGGTGAATTAACAAGGCTACAAATGGGAAACAAAGAAGAAATAGAACAAATAGCTATGGAATCTGTTGAAAAAGCTATGGGTATTGATAACGAATTTTTCACAAAAATGATAAAATTGGATGGGGAATTAAGTTATGGATTCCTTCCAAAACTTTCAAGTATGAAAGCTAAAGCTGATAAAATAAGTGATGAAGAAATTTTAGACAAATTTGCTGATATTGATGCTGAAAAAACTCAAAAATTAGAAGATTTAAAAAATGATTTTGAATCAATGGGTATTGAGTTTAATGAAGAAAAAGCCAAAGAAGCAATACAATCCACATTCAAAATTTCACCTGAAACATTAGAAAAAGCAAAAGAAGAATTTTCTGATGCCGTAACAAACAGAATGATAATAAATTATTTTAGAAGAGGTATGGCATTGTATTACGCTGACGCATACAAAATTTGTATGAGAAAAATACAAGAATTACCTGGAGGTGAAAGAATATTAGAAATTTCTAACGTAATACAACCAATTATGTTACATATGTATTGGTTATTTGATGACATTGGGGGAATAGGTACATCAGGTGGTGGACAAATAGGTCAAGTTGAGGTATTATCTCCTGAAGAAACTGGTGAAACTGGTGGTGATATGGGTGGTGATTATGAAGAGGAAGAAGAACTTGATTTTGGGGGTGCATTCACAGTAAGAGCAAGAGCATCTACTTTACCTCTTTTAGTACACGAATTAGTTAAAGGTACAATAATGTTTTTCACTTCTGCCGCTGGTGGAGGAACTACTAGTGACGAACAAAGAGCTTTAGCTAAACGTGCGGCAACTTCACTTGAAATTGAAGCATATGATTTAGTATTCTCTGAAGTTTTCTTCAAAAGATTTTATGAAATATTTAATGAAATTGTACCTAATGAAGACGAACAGAGAGAATTAATTCCAGGGGTTTTAAAATACTTCTCAGAAGTAGAAGATGAAGATATTGCAAATAAAGGTAAATTAAAAAAATTAGTTCAATCTTTAACTATTGGTAAAGATTTAGACCCATACGCAGAGTCATTTGTTGAAGAAATAATTGAAAAGGCAAGAGAGATGACAACAAATTTAAAAAAGGATTTCCCATCTTATTCAAAGAAAAAATATGACATACAAAAACCTGAACAAGAGGATGATGATGAAGATGATTTAAGTTGGTTAGATGAAGATTAAAATAAAATAAAAACCCTCATTTAGAAATAAGTGGGGGTTTTTATATTTATATAAAAAGATTATATGAGTTTAACAAAAGAACAAGTAATGATTGAATATGTTAAGTGTATGAAAGATACCCCATACGCGTTAAAGACATATTTGGAAACCTATGACAATACTGTATCAAAATATGTCCCATTAGAGTTATTTCCAGACCAAGTATCATTATTAAATGACTATGAAGAGGTTAATGAAAACATTGCATTAAAATACAGACAAGCTGGGGTATCAACAGTAACTGCTGCTTGGGTATCTAAAAAAATTGCTTTTGCAAAAAAAACAAAACCTGAAAAAATTCTAATCATTGCCAACAAATTGGATACATCGCAAGAGATGGCCAATAAAATAAGAATGTTTATTGGTCAATGGCCAAGTTGGGTTGGAATTGATTTCTCAGTTGATAAAAATTCACAAAAACATTATAAGACAAACAATGGATGTGAAGTAAAAGCTGTGGCAACCTCAAAGGATGCTCTACGTGGTTTTACACCAACAATCCTAGTGTTTGACGAGGCGGCATTTATTGACGCAGATTCAGACTTTTGGGCTGCTTGTATGGCCTCACTATCAACTGGGGGTAAAGTTATTGTAGTGTCAACACCAAATGGTTATGACCCAATTTATTATGAAATATATAATCAAGCGAATAGGGGAATGAATGACTTCAAAATATCTGAGATGTTTTGGTTTAGAGACCCAAGATATACAAAAGATTTATATTTAGTTAAAACCAAAGACATTATTCATTATCTATTAAATAAAACTGAATACCAAAAAGAGGATATTGTCAGTTGGGAAAATATATCATTTGAGGATAGAAATTATGATGAACTTAAATTAATAATGGATTCAGGGTACAAACCTTGTTCATCTTGGTTTGAGGGAATGGTAAAGAAACTTAAATACGATAAACGAAAAGTTTCACAAGAATTAGAGTGTAATTTTCTTGGGTCAGGTGATAATGTATTTGATTCTCTTTTAATGCAGAGAGTTAAAGAAAATATGATTAAAGAACCTCAAAATAAAATGATGGGTAATTCTTTATGGATATGGAAAGAACCTATTATGGGACATAAATACGTTATGGGTGTGGATGTTAGTAGAGGGGATAGTGAAGACTTTAGTTCTTTCCAAATTATTGATTTTGATACAAGAGAACAAGTTGCAGAATATGTTGGGAAATTACCACCTGATACAATGGCTGAAATATGTTATAAGTGGGGTAATATGTATAATTGTTTTATTGTAATAGATATAACTGGTGGAATGGGTGTTTCAACATCAAGAAAATTACAAGAGTTGGGTTATAAAAATTTATATGTTGATGGAGTAGATTTGGCTAACAAATGGAAGTATGACCCCAAGGCATTGGATAAAATCCCTGGACTTAATTTTAATAATAAACGTGTTCAGATAATTGCATCATTTGAGGAAGCAATGAGACATGAATTTAAGATATATAGTTCAAGGTTATTTGATGAGATGAACACCTTTGTTTATGTCAATGGAAGACCTGACCACCAAAAAGGACAACACGATGACTTAATAATGTCAATTGCGATGGCAACCTATGTGGCAGAATCGTCATTTAGTAGTTTGGAAAAAGTTACAGAACAAACAAAAGCAATGTTGGAATCTTGGGCAGTAACTAACAATGAAAATATGGGGAAACAATTGGAATTCAATCCAGTAATTCCATTTGGACACGATAGATTACAACAAAGAAATCAAAATATATCAAAGGATGACTATATGAAATACTCTTGGTTATTTGGAAACCAAAAGAGATAATATTTATTAAAAAAAACATTATGGGATTTGAAAAAAGAAAAACATCTGGTAAAATAAATGCTAATGGAAGATTAGTAGTACCTGGACAAAAAGCAGTAATGGTTAATCCTGGTGGAAACACTGATATTAATCAAAAAAAAGGTAATACTAATAGTGGTACTAAACAGTAAAGTATTTAATTTTTATCAAATAAATTTAGATTTAATTTATGGAAAATAATAACAAATATACCGTATGGCAAAGATTATCTCAAGCCTTCGGTCCTAATGAACTTTTAAATCAAGACTATCCAACATATAAGTTTGATAGAAAAGAATTATTACGTACTACATCTAAACAAGAATATGATAAAGAGTTATTACAAGCTCAACAAACATATTACTTGGCAAATCAATGGACTAAAATAGAAAGTAATCTTTATACCCAAGCGGTATATTACGAACCAACTAGATTAGCGTCATTCTACGATTATGAATCTATGGAATATACACCAGAAATATCTGCAGCATTAGACATTTATGGTGAAGAATCAACTACAGTTGACCATAATGGTAATATGTTACAAATATATTCAGAATCAAAAAGGATTAAATCAATTCTAGCTGATTTGTTTAATAATGTTTTGGATATTAATACCAATTTACCAATGTGGACTAGAAACACTTGTAAGTATGGTGATAATTTTGTCTATTTAAAACTTGATCCAGAAAAAGGTATTGTTGGTTGTATGCAACTACCAAATATTGAAATTGAACGTTTGGAAAGAGGTATGCCCGCACAAGCAAGTAGACAGAATGTTGAAGAACCCGCAGAGAACAAAGGTTTGAGATTCAAATGGAAGGTAAAGGATATGGAATTCAATTCTTGGGAAATTGCACACTTCCGTTTGTTTGGGGATGATAGAAAATTACCTTACGGTACATCAATGTTAGAAAAAGCAAGACGTATTTGGAAACAACTATTATTATCTGAGGATGCAATGTTGATATATAGAACATCAAGAGCCCCTGAAAGAAGGGTATTCAAAGTCTTCGTTGGAAATATGGATGATAAAGATGTTGAACCATATGTACAACGTGTTGCAAATAAGTTTAAACGTAGTCAAGTTGTTGATTCTCAAACCGGAAATGTTGATATGAGATTTAATCAAATGGCGGTTGACCAAGATTATTTTATTCCTGTTAGAGACCCTGCTGCAACAAATCCAATTGAAACATTAGCTGGAGGACAAAATTTAGGTGAGATTGCAGATATTGAATATATTCAAAAGAAATTATTAACAGCATTACGTGTACCAAAAGCTTTTCTAGGATTTGAAGAACCTGTTGGTGATGGTAAAAACTTATCACTTATAGACATACGTTTTGCTAGAACGATAAATAGAATACAAAAATGTATGGTTGCAGAATTAAATAAGATAGCAATTATACATCTATTTCTTTTAGGTTTTGAAGATGAGTTAGGTAATTTTACTTTAGGATTAACAAATCCATCAAGTCAAGCCGATTTACTTAGAATTGATATATGGAAAGAGAAAGTTGCACTTTATAAAGAATGTGTTACTGCAATTGAGGGTATTTCTCCAACATCAGTTACTTGGGCTAAGAAACATATTATGGGATTCTCTGAAGAAGAAATTAAACTTGATTTACAACAACAAAGAATTGAAAAGGCTGTTGGGGCTGAATTAACAAATACGGCAACAATTATAACTCATACTGGTTTATTTGATAATATTGATAAACTTTATGGAACTAAATCAGGTACAACTGAAGGTGGAACACCACCACCACCAGGTGGAGATGATGAAGGTGGTGGAGGAATGCCACCGCCACCACCAAGTGGAGAAATGCCCTCGGGTTTAGCACCAGAATCAATTAATAAAAATAATTTAAATATTCTATTGGAAAATGATTCATTAACTGAGGATGATTCTTATATTGATTTGTCAAAAGTAAGAAATTATTTGGGTGAAATGGAAGTGCATCTGAAAAAACTTTTAGATGATTGATATTTATAATAAAAAAAATTATGAAATTTGGACATTTAAAATCAAAGATAGAAAAACATTTGTTTGAATCCTATGGTAAAAATTCATTTAAGGATGAGTTAAAGGTATTCAAACAACTTGTTTTAGAAAATAAAACTTTAAAGAAATTGTTTTTTGTATACGATGAATTGAACACAAATAAAGGGTATACTAAAGAAATTGCTGACCAATTTATAAATGAATGTATTATAATATATGAAAACACTATTAACAAAATAAATCCAAAAGATTTAAAAGTGTTAGAATTATGGGTTGATGATGTTAAGAGTGAAAATCAATATGATGATATTGATAATTTATTTTCAACAAATATTTTGACATTAGAAAACAAAATAAAAAGTAGAAAAATAATTTCAGAATCTTTGATTAAAAAATCAAAAGATGAAAATAGCGATGTTATTAATTTACCTATTTCAACTATGGTGAATATAGCAAACCAAACAATTAACAAATATATCTCAGAGTTAAACGAATCGGATAAGAAAAGTTTAATTAGTTTATTAAAAGAAGACGATAATAAATTAAATAGTGAGTTTGATATATTGAAAATAGATATAATTTCAAAATTAAATGAAATTAAAAAAGTATCTGACATTGAAACATCAAAAAGAATTGATGAATCAATTGAAAAAATAACCACAGAAAAATATGATAAATTAACTTATTTCAAGTTAAAAAATCTAAAAGAAAATCTCTAATCTTCTTTTGATTTTATTTGTTGTACATATTTTGCTTTATTGATTTCAGTTCGTCTTGTTACCGATTTTTTTGTGAATTGTTTTCGATTTCGTAATTCACTCATTAGTTTAGTTTTAATTACCTTACTTTTAAAGAGTTTTAAGGCTTTCTCAATGTTTGTGTTTTGATTAACTTTTACAATCAACATAATTTTATTTTTTTGACATTTATTAAAATATCAGTTACTTTTTATAAAAAATAAACTGATAAACTATTAAAATTAATGAAAAAAGGCAAAACCTCTAAAATCCAAGGTTTTAAAACTATAAAAGTAATATATGGTACAACAGATTCATTTGAGTTAAAATCAATTTACTTAAACATACAAACTTGGGTCGAACCAAAAGAGGAAGAAGAAAATTGGAATCGTATTATTTTAAACTTATCTAGGTCAATAAAACACACAATTTATCAAAATTTAGATAAGACTACTTTTAAAGAAAATTTTATATCTGATTTGGATTTACGTTCAAGTGGAATCAACTTAGGTAAAAAATCATTTCTAAATTTAGAAATAAATTTATATCTCAATACCACACAAATAGATTTTAAATCTTCAAAATTAAAAGAAACTCTCAAAGAACTGACCAAAAATATATTACATTATAATTTTTTAAGGAATGAACATTTTAGTTTTTTTTTAACAAAAAAAGAGAAAAAAACTAATGTTAAAATATAAATATATATTTTTAAATATTTATATAAAAAAATCATACAATGAGCTTAAAAATTTTAAACCCTGGTGAGTTAGGTAGAGGTATTTTAATTGAAAATGATGGGTGGGTTTCCCCAACAGATGGATTTAATGCAAAAATGTTACAAGAATCCAAACAAATGTTAGATTATTCCAAACCATTTGAATTCTATGCTGTATTACAAAAATACAATACACCAAATAGAAATGGTAGAATCTACCCAGAAAAGATATTAAAAAGAGAAGCTGAGAATTATAAAAAGATGATTCAAAAAGGAACATCTTTATCTGAATTAAATCACCCAGAATCATCTTTAATTGACCTTGATAGAGTATCTCATATTATAAATGAAGTTTGGTGGGAAGGACCAGTTTTAATGGGTAAACTTAAATTGTTAACATCACCAGGATTTCACGAAAGAGGGATTGTATCAACTAAAGGTGATATGGCAGCAAATTATTTAAGACAAGGTGTAACTCTTGGTATTTCCTCTCGTGGAGTTGGTTCATTAAAAAAAGTTGGGGAACAAAATGAAGTTCAAGATGATTTTGAATTAATTTGTTTTGATTTGGTATCATCACCATCAACACCTGGTGCTTATCTTTTCTTAAACAAAGAAGATAAACATATGTTTGAAGAAAATTTAGAAGACGATAAAAAAATGGCTATTGAAAGAAATGTCGGAGAAAGTGGAAATAAATCTTTGGAACTAATGAAAAAATTATCTTTATACGGATATTGATTTTTATATTTAATCTTCTTATTATTTTTTTAATTAATTAATTTAAAAATTTAAATAAAATGGAAGAAGGACAAAAATATTTTGTGGCAAAAATCTCTGAAGAGTTTGTTGACGAAGAAACTGGAAAGAAAAAGAAGTTAAAACTAGAAAAATTAGTTATGGGTTACTCACCAACAGATGTTGAAGCGAAAATAACTAAAATTTATGAACACTACACTTTTGATTGGAGAATTACCGCAATAGTAGAAAGTAAAATTGATGAAGTGATTGAATAAAAAATCACAATTTATTTTGGGAGACATATGTCTCCCTTTTTTTTTGTCATTATTCAAATATTTATAATTGTTAAAAATATTTGGTTAAAAATTCATTTAACTAACTTTTTTTAACATCGTATATATTTATATAATAAAATAAACAAAAAACCAAGAAAATGGCTAAAGAAAATAATATTTTAGAAGAGGCAATCATCCAAATGAAAAATTTGGAAGAAGCGGTTGCTGAAAATGCAAAAGGAATACTTGCTTCAACTATGAAACAAGAAATCAAGCAATTGGTAAAAGAATCTCTTAACGAACAAGATGACGAAGAAGAAATCGAGGACGAAGAAGAGATTGATATGGATTCAGATGTCGCTGATGTTGAATTCCCTGATTACGGAGAAGAAGAAGACTACGAAGAAGAGGATGATACTGAAGAATATTCTGATGACGAAGAAGATGAAGAGGAAGTACTTGACTTAAGACATCTAGACCAAACTGGTATGAGTCAAGAAGAACAAAGTGATGTCCTTTTCAAAGTATTTAAATCAATGGGGCCACAGGATAAAGTCCAAGTTGAAAAAGATTCTGCTGGTAATATTCATTTAACTGATGATGAAAATGAAACAGAATATATCATTGTTAAAGAAGATTATCATATGGATGAAGAAATGTATGAGGAAATGGACGAAAACTATTCATCAATGGATGAGGAAATGGACGAATACTATTCATCAATGGATGAAGAAATGGACGAATACTATTCATCAATGGATGAAGAAATGTATGAGGAAATGGACGAATACTTTGAACCTAAAGATAAATACGAAGATATTCTTAGTAAATTTGACGAAGGTACTATTTACGAAGTTGAAATGGACGAAGATGATTTTGGTTTTGATGATTTCCCTGAAGAAGAAGAAGAAGAATTTGATAGACCTTTATTTGAATCCAAAAAATCTATGAAACCTAAAGGAATGGGTATGGGTTCAGCTTCAAAATTCAAATATTCTAAAAAACCAAATCAAGAAGGTGGTTTTAATGAAGATATGAAACAAGGTACTAGAGGTGTAGGTATGGGTAAAGTTAAAAAAGATATCTACAAATCTGATTCTCCAAGTTTTGATGGCGAATTTAAAGTAAAACCTAAAACCAAAAAAGGTGATACAGTTAAAAAAATGGAAACAAAAGAGGCTTCACGTACACTTGGAAATGGTAAATATTGGGGTAGAGAAGGTCTTCCAAAACCAAAAGCTGCACCTCGTCATCTAAGAAAAGAATCTATTGATTTACAAGAAATGGATATTTTAAGAGAGAAAAACGAAGAATACAGAAAGGCACTTAATGTTTTTAGAAATAAATTGAATGAAGTAGCTGTATTCAATTCAAACTTAGCGTACGCAACTAGATTGTTTACTGAACATTCAACTTCAAAACAAGAAAAAATTAATATCCTTAAAAGATTTGACGATGTAGAATCTCTTAAAGAATCTAAGACTTTGTACAAAATTATTAAAGATGAATTAACATCATCTAAACCAAATCAAGTTAATGAATCAATTGAAAGAACAATTAATAAAGTTCCAACTAATGGTTCAGCAATTAACTTAATTGAATCAAAAACTTATGAAAATCCTCAATTTATGAGAATGAAGGATTTAATGTCAAAATTAAAATAAACAATAAACAAAATTAAAACAAAAATCAAATACAAAATGGGAGCATTATTAGAAAGCGGTCTTGTTGGTAACATTGGTTTGAAACACCTTAAAGTTATCAAAGAAGATACTATTAACAAATGGGATAGATTAGGATTCCTTGAAGGTCTTAAAGGCCACCTAAAAGAGAACGTTGCTCAGTTATATGAAAATCAAGCTTCTCACCTTATCAACGAAGCAACTTCTGATGGAAGTTCTGGTTCATTTGAAACAGTTGTATTTCCAATCGTTAGACGTGTATTCTCTAAATTATTAGCAAATGACATCGTATCTGTACAAGCTATGAACTTACCAATTGGTAAATTGTTCTACTTCGTACCTAAAATCCAAGGTTATACTGGTGCTACTTATCCTGGTAGTGGTATTCCTAATGGTGATAGTGGCCAACACTACGCTCCTGTAGGAAGTCCTGGTAACTACCCTGGTGACCCAAGTGCGGGTTATGGCACAAGTGCTGGTGCTTACACTAAAAATCTTTATGATTTATTCTACGAAGGTAACGAAGCTGGTTTAGATCCTGCTGGTTTATTCGACTATTCAAAAGGTCGTTGGACTGCTATTACATCTAACGCAACTGTTATGGTATGGAGTAATAGTGCAGTTGTTTCTGCCTCTACACAATACCCAGCAACAACTAATGTTAGAAAAGTTCTTGTTCAAATGTGTGGTTTCCAAGATACTGGTGTTGGTAAATTAATCGCACCTGATGGAAGTGAAATAGATACTGAAGCATTCTTATCAGATTTAAGAATTTATGCTACAGCTGCTCAGGCAGAATCACCCTTCAGTGCAACAACTCCTTGTAATTCAATTTATACTTCTACAGGTGTAAGAAATTCTCTTCTTTTCCGTGTAGTTACACAACAATATGGTAAAGGTATTGTTCAACCAACATCTACTAATACAAAAACAACTTGGCCAACAAATGGTGGTGGTACTTACAATGACATTTGTAATCAAAATGGTTGTATTTTATTAGAGGTTGATTTGTCTTGTCCAGTTTGTGTTGAGTGTGATGCAACATCTTTAGATGGTTACACAGGAACTACATTAACAGCAGGTCTTTCAGGTTCAGCATTTACTGCAGTATTCAGAAGATATGAAGAACTTGAATTCGAAGATAAAATCGGTGAAGTTTCTTTCGATTTAGAATCAGTAACTGTTTCTGTAACTGAAAGAAAATTAAGAGCTCAATGGTCTCCTGAACTTGCTCAAGACGTTGCTGCATTCCATAACATCGATGCTGAAGCTGAATTAACTGCTCTTCTTTCTGAGCAAGTTGCTGCTGAAATCGATAGAGAAATTCTACGTGACCTTAGAAAAGGTGCAGCTTGGAATTTAAGATGGGATTACAACGGATGGAGAAGAATTTCTCAAACAACTTCTTACACTCAAAAAGATTGGAATCAAACTCTTATCACAGCTATCAACCAACTTTCAGCTCAAATCCACAAATCAACTCTTAGAGGTGGTGCTAACTGGATTGTTGTTTCTTCTGAGGTTTCTGCAATCTTTGATGACTTGGAATACTTCCACGTATCAAATGCTTCTCCTGAGCAAGACCAATACAATATGGGTATTGAAAGAGTAGGTACATTAGCTGGTAGATACCAAGTATATCGTGACCCTTACTTCCCACCTAACCAAGTGTTAATCGGACATAAAGGTACATCACTTCTTGATACTGGTTACATCTACGCTCCGTATGTTCCACTTCAATTAACTCCAACAATGTATAATCCATTCAACTTTACTCCTATCAAGGGTATTATGACACGTTACGCCAAAAAAATGGTGAACAACAGATTTTATGCCAGAATTACAGTTGATGGTGTTAGAACATTTGACTTACAAGAATTGAGATAGTTAATCTTAATAAAAAATGACGAGAGGGACAAGTTTTTGTCCCTCTTTTTTTATTAATTTAACATAAATAATTGATTTTATGTTCTTATTTCATATATTTATATTATATGAAAAGAATAGAATTAGATAAAAACGTTATTGATGAGATTATACGATTATACAACGAGGAAATGTTGGGTAGTCCATCAATATCCGAAAAATTGGGTATAAATAGACATATTGTTTTACGAGTACTTAAAGAAAATAATATTAAGGTTGGAGTACCTGGTCAAAAGTTTAAAGGTGGGAAATATGCTTCATATAAAAGAAATTGTCATAAACATAAAGATAAAAAAAATGAGTATCATAAAGAATGGTCAAAAGAAAATAGAGACCGACTTAATGAATACCATAAAGAGTGGAGGGAAAAGAATATTGACAAACATAGAGAGAATAAACGTACCTACCAAAAACATAAGAGACACACTGACCCAATTTACAAACTAATATCTAATTTTAGAACAGCAATCTATATTGTTCTTAAAGAAAACAAGTTGGATAAGTATTCTAATTATTTCAATATGGTTGGGTATTCTGCAGAACAACTAAAAAAACATTTAGAAAAACAATTTACTGATGATATGAGTTGGGAGAATTATGGTGAATGGCATATTGACCACATAAAACCAATATCATCATTTGTATTTGAAAGTGTGGATGATAAAGAGTTTAAAGAGTGTTGGTCTTTGGATAATTTACAACCAATGTGGGGTGTTGAGAATATAAAGAAAGGAAATAGAATTTTTTAGTTTTTTTTATTCTTTATTGATATTTATAATAAAAACTTTTTAAAATATGAAAAAACTATATTTTTTGGATGAACAAGAAAAGGAACGTATCTTGAATCTCCATACTGAAGCAACAAAACAACAATATTTGGTTAATAAGAAAATTTTGAATGAAGGACCAATACCAAACTTAAATTTGAGTAGATTAACTGGATTATCAAAATTTCTATTGGGGGGTAAGTACAAAGGTACTTCATTGAAGTCATATATTGATACGACAACACACAATGCTTTAGTTTTAAAAAGTGTTGATGACATATTAGCAGATATTCCGACTGGTATGTTTGTTGGTGGTAGTAAGACTAATAAAGACCTTTTTGGATTTCAGACTAGCACGGGCAATTTATACACTATTGATATGTTAGCCAATGATATAGCAAAAAGTTTTAAACCTGATAAAGTACCAACACAACAAGAAATACATAATTTTAAAACTCAGATACTACCTATAATTAACTTAAAAAATAATAATGGTAACGACATAGTGTTTGATAACGTGCTAACAAAACAAATATTGAGTAATGTAAATGACAAATGGTGGAAAAATAACTTACCTAAAGGACCTAATATATTAGGCGGCGCGTTAAATACTGCTGGTAATTTACCTAAATGGAAAAAAGTTACTGGGGCAACTATTTTAGGTTATTCTACAATATTAGCTGCAATTAAGTTATTAGAAAATACGAGAATAATAAAAACTTCTTTAGGTAAAAGTGAACTTTTGTTAGATTCTATTAAAGAATTCTGCAGTGTTTTTAATCCAGAAGAACTAAATAGTTTCGTACAATCTGGTAATCAAATTGAGATAAAAGCTAGAGAATTTAATGCAAATATAAAAGCTGCAACATCTTCTTCGTGGTATACATTAAAAAATGCTACTACTCAGGCTATTAATGGTTTACCTCCTGATATTGAGACTTTTTGTACTGCAATGAAAATATTTCCAGCGGATTCTAGAACTCAAGTTATATTAACCAATAAGAACAAGGATATTGGTTATAACTTTGTTTTACTTATGCACTATCATTATAAAGGTGGATATGCGCCTTGGGAATGGGAGTTTGACAATTATCAACATTATGTCATTGATCCTATTTTAACTAAATTTAATAAAGTTGCAAAAATGATAGAAAAAAAACTTAAAGAAAACCAAGATGTTAATCCAATTGTAAACCCAGATTATACAAAAGGTACGGGTACGCCAACACCAGTAGTAGATTGCTCAACAACGGGAACTATAGAATGTTTGAAAAAAAATTATCCACCTGATTGGGGTACAGGAAAATATAATTGTGTTTTTGAAGAATGCATAAAAGCTGGTAAAAATTGTATAGTTTTTAACGACAAATCACGAGAGATAGGATTTATTCAAATTTATGATTTTTGGTATTTTGTTGATTGGCAATATCATAAAGTAGGAACGCACAACGAAAAAGATAAAAAACCATATAGTTGTGATGGTAATACGATTAAAAGACAAGAATAACAAACTACTCTTTACTCAAAACTCTAATACATTTTGAGATTACTTCGGCTTCACCAATTGAATAAACACCTTGATGATAGGCGTGTTTAACAGCTTGGACGATAAAGAAAAGAGATTGTTCTTTATCAATTGTGGTTAGAATAGTTTCCAAATGTTCTTCATTGTGAAGAGGTATTATATTAAATAAATTACCAAATAATTCTTTTTCTTCCATAATATTAATTTTATAAGATAATGATAAGGTATATTGTTGATAAAATCAAATCTGAAATAATAAAAGAAGCAACAAGTGAATCAGGTTCAAGAGGTTCATTTGTTGCTCCATTAAGACCAGGAAAGAGAATATTTAAAAAATCAGAATTGGGAGCATATCAAGACTCAGTATCAAAGTATTATAGTCAACAATTGGCTACAGATAGTTATGATGGGAAAATGGATATACCCAAGAAAGATATCAAAAAAATTGAATCTAAGGCAAAAAAAACTTCAATCTATGCCAAGAATCATCCAATACAAAATGATGACGAGGGTGACGTAATTAACCCCTATCCGAAGGGTAAATCAAAAAAAATAAATGAGGCAACATTTGGATATGGTGGTGTATATAATGCACCAATTGAAATTGGAATGAAAAAATGGAAGAACCCTGAATTGCAACCATTTTCAGATTTTGTTGATACTGAAGCAAATAAAATTAAAGTTAAATCAACAACCAAAGATAATATAAGAAGAACTGTAGGAATGTGGGAAAAAGGGAAGGATGGAAGTTATAAAATAGATAAACATTATGTTCACACTATTAATGAATGGGGGTATGAAGAAGCTCCAATAATTACTGAAGATTTGGCGGTATGGTTTGGGACAAAGAAAAAACCCAAGGGGTCATCACAACCGAAAGGACCTTGGGTTAATATCTGTAGAAAGGTTGATGGTAAACATCCTCCTTGTGGAAGGAGTGAGGCTGATACCAAGAGCTACCCTAAATGTAGGGCGGCAGGTGTTGCTGGTAAGATGTCAGATTCTGAGAAAAAATCGGCTTGCGCTCAGAAACGTAGGGCTGAAAAGAAAGACCCCAAAATTGGGACAGGAAATAAACCAACAATGACTTCTTATAAACCTAAATGAAGATGAAAAAAAAATTAATTATTTTAGAAAACGAAAAAGAGTATATCAAAAGATTATATGGTGTATTAACTGAACAAAAAATTACAGATGACCCTGGGGCTGATTGGGAATTTGAAAAAAAAGAACCATCAAATAATATGAAATACCAATATGATTGGAATACTAAGGAAGCTACACCTTCAAATATACGAATGGTGACTTTGAAAGGTGCTTATATTGAAACAGAAAATGGGGGATTAAAATTTATTAAAACACCAAAAGTATTTCAAATACTTACGGATACTCTATATATTTCAATTCCTGGAAGTGAATCTGAGTACGAAACTGCTGTATATTTCGCACCATCTTATATGACAACAATAGTTAAAAATTATGAAGAATTTGAAGGTGTTATCAGTATTTTAAAATCAATGAATAAAAAATTTAAAAAGATTGTTGTTGGTAGTCATGGAAGTCCAGGTGTTTTATTTTATCCTGTGGAATATACTGGAAGTGAACCCAATGGCGGTGATTTTGCATTTAAAACTTATTGGCTTGAAGGTTTAAAAGACCTAGTAGAATCCCCATCAAGTGAAGTTCATTTTACGGAATGTTATGGTGCTGAATTTTTATCAATGATAAAAGATGCTGCTTCGTTAATTGGAGCTAAAACTTATGGAGGGAAAGATATGGGATATAGTAATACATTAGTTGGTAGTAGTGGTCATATTGGTAATTATTTTGTTTGTGACCCTAAAAAGGTTAGTAGTACAGATTTTGATTCTTATTATTTTAAAGATAAGAATGGTGTTTATTGGAGAAAAAAAGATTTTCCTAATTGGGAAAACGAAGTGGAAGTTTCAAACTCAAAAAATAGGGAATGGTGGATACAATCGGTAATGACTAATACCGATGATTTTATAAAAAATAATTGGGTTGATTATCCACCTTTTGAAACTTCCTATAGTGCTAATGGATTTAGAACTTATATTTATGAATTCTATCCTGAAATAGGTAAAAAATATAATGTAAAAACATCCGATTCTTCTGACTCAACATATGATTTATCTAAAGTTTGGAATTTAGTAGTTGATGATACTGGTTTATTACCATCCCCATCATTTAGTGCTTGGGGTGAAAAGGGTAAAACTTTAGGTGGTAGATATATGTATTATTTACGAAACAAACTAGAAAAAGAAGGAAAAGACGCCTTTAATAAGCTAGGATATGTATGGACTAGTGGTTATGAATCTAGAACAGCGTTACCAGTTCAAAAAGAAGTAAAAAAACCATTAAGATTTTTTGATAATGGTATTACAACAGCAATTGATTTTGATGATGAATTTTTACTTGAGAAAAAATATTGTTCAGTTACTAGTCAACCAAGTTATTTTACTAAAGTATTGGGGTCAATTAAGTATTTTATAGGTGGAGTTTGGGATGTTATTAAACTTGGAAGACTTAATAATAAACAAAATAAAGTTTCAAGAATGAGAGACAACTATACAAGAGATTATGATAGTGATGTTTATCAGTATTTAGATAAAAAATAATAATATGAGTGACTCTAAAAAGAAATCCGTATATACCCAAAAACGTAGAAAAAAAACCTATGATTCACCTAATTAAAAATAAATAGATTTACTCAAATAAAATGGGGATTTACCCCATTTTATTTTTTATCTTATCAAGTATTATATCTAATCCGTGAACAATTTGAGACATAACTTCGTCTTCATCTTTTTTACGTATTTCTTCCACTTTTTCATCATACATTTTGGTAAACCTATCATAATTCATATCACTTATAACAATATCATGATGATGAACGTGATTTGTTATACTCAATAGTTTTCCATCCAAAATTAAAAATAAACCCAAAGTTTTATTTTTAATATATCTTTTTTTACTCAAAAAACTAAGTCTAAAACTAGAATCTGGATGTAAAATCAATAGTCGTGCAATTGACATACATTTTTTCTGAGTCTCGGATACTTTGTTATAATCTGGGTTATTCATTTTTCTATTGAAAAGAACCCACTTAACGTAACTACGTTTTAAAAACCTTTTTATAAATTTTTTCATAAGATGTTATTTTTTGATTCATCACAAAGATAAAAAGGTTTTCTTATTAAAACAAAAAAAGGTAGAAATATTTTTCTACCTTTTTTATATGAAAAAAATAGTGATTAACAATAAGGTGGTGAACAACGTTTTTTTCCATCTAAACCTTTGAATCTTCCTTTGCAAACTTGTACGGCAAACGCATTCGCGTAAGCACTAGGATAGACTTTAAATTTTGATTTGGCTGCAGATTTACCTCTTGAACATAGTTTTGTACCAGTTTTCTTTTTTCCTTCCATCATAACCATATCTTCTTCTTCATCATAGAATTCATCAGCATATTGAGTTTCGTTCATTAGGAAGTCAAATACTTGGTCTAAGTTTTCTTTTGCCGTTGCAATATGGTCATCAGCCCAATCGTGACCACCTTGAAGTATTTTTTCAACTTGCATTGGGTCTAATTCTAATAACAATTGTGCTTGTCTTATCATTTGTTCAAGATTACTAAAAAACATATAGTTTTGTACTTTTCCATAATCTTTTTCGTTAACTATTTTTTTAACTAGATTGTTAAGTTGTGATTCTGTGATTCTCATATAATTTAATTGTTTAAACCATTAGGACCACCTAATGTTATTGCGTTTAGTTGTACTACTGCTTGACCACTACCATTAGTCCAAGTTGGATGTGGTGGGTGAATTATTGTTGCGGTATATCCAGTACCATCCCAACAAACACTACAAATTGTTGCTTCTGTTCCTGCTGAAATAGTTGGTAATATACTTGGTCGATTACCTACTCTACAAAATAGTTGGTTTAAGTAGAAATTTTGAGGGTTAAATGATGGATGTACATTATCTATTGGACAAGAGTTTGTAACTTGATAACAAACTCCATTAATATCGCTAACAACTGAATTTGGTAATTGTGATGGGAATCCAGTGATTTCAAACCATTCATTTAAGGTAACATTAAATCGTGATGGTTGTAATGTGTCACAATTGACTAATGTTAAACCTAATGTTGCTCCAGATTCACATTGTTCACAAGTATTAAAACTTGAACCTGATGTAACAAATGATATTGGATTACTTGTTTGACCACTATAGGGTTCTACAATTTCAAAACATAACCAATCAGAATTACCAAATTGTGAACGTACAAATTGACCGGCAGAATATGAACCTTGTGGGGCTAATAATACTCCTTCAACACCTGTTACACATTCTACGCAATAGAATACATCTTGAGTTGAACCTGTACAAGTTTGACAATCCTCAAAATGTAACATACTGATATTTTCAGTTATATTCAAAAAACTAATGTTAGTTATACTTGTAACAGTTGTAATTACACAACAGGCACTTAATTGGTAATTAAAAAATACTGTGCTAGCTGATAAATATTCATTTGATGTTGTTTGACCTATTATAAAATCATTATTACATCCTAATTGGAATAAATCATCGTAAGAACTAAACCAAGTATTCCCTGAAGTATCAATATCAATTCCATAAACTTGGTTTATACCATTACTATTTAAATTATTATATGTTTTTAATAATGTATCTGTCGTAGTATTAAATTCAAAAATATAATCACAATTTGGATCTGTAATATATAGTCTATTATTACTTGAATTAAATTTAATTTTTAAATTAACACTAGAACAAGAATTATAAGTTATTATACTATATAAATTTGTTGCAACATCTAGTTTAATATAATAATTTGTATTTGTTGAGATGTATAAAATATTATTACTTGAGTTAAACGTAAATGAATAAGGGGTGGTTGGTAATGGGACTGAAGTATTTAATCCAAGACCCCCGCTAAAATCATTATAAATATCAATACTATTTGCATTTTGATTTATAACATAAATTAAACTACCAATTTGAATAATTTCACCATAATTTTGACTAATTGAACCAAAACTAGTGACTAACCCCATTGTGTTGTAAGACAATCCACTATATACGTAAATTGATGAAACACCACCTATACTTGAAGTTGTAACATAAAAATACCCATCATTTGTATTATAATATACATTATTAGGAACTGCACCGCTTATGATTAAATTTGATGATAATGACAAATTATTGTAATCAAAAAAAGTAACATCATAAATTGTTGGTAAAAATGTACCAGAGTTCGTAACACAAATCACTAGATTATTATCATCAATATCTAAACTTAAAGGTGATGTTAAAACAGCGCCTGATTGTTCAACAATTGTTTGTGAATTTAAATCTACTTTGGCAATTTGATTAGAACCCGCAAAGGGAATAAAGGCGAAGTCAAAACTATCAATTTTAAAATTTCTACCACTAGAAAGACTATTTGAGGAAGTGTCAATCAAATTGATAGGACTACAAGTCTCAAATTGTTCACAAGTGATATAATCATATATTACACCATAACATTCCAAACAATCTTCACAATCTTCTTGTGGGTCATAATTTGCAAGTTCATTAATTGTAATTGTTTCTCCTGATGGAACAACATCTGGACTAATTTCATAACATCCATCACCAAGTGATAAATGTGTTGAGTTACCGGGTTCAAATAAAACTGAAGCCCAAACAATTTGGTCAAGTCCACCTAAACAATTAACAAGTTTCTTTTTTTCATTAACAAGTCCATTACAATAATCACAATCAATACCTAGTTCTTCATCATAAACACCTAAATCATTAATAAAAACTCCAGTTGTTGGCACGGATGTTAAACTTTGAACAATTCCACAATATTGTGTTAATCCGACCAAATCAGTAAATGTTATTAAATGATTTTCAAGTCCTGATGATTGTAATATCATATAATATATATTACCCCCTATACATTCACTAACTGAATATATTAATGGCGAATTTTGAGTACAAGTTTCGCAATCCGCAAAAACAGTACTAGCACTAGATACAAATACATCATTATCAGGAATCGTTGAAGTTAGCCCTATGAATGTAAAACAACTACTGAATTGTTGTAATCCACTTTCAGTTGAGAAGTATAAATCAATAAATAGAATATCATCTATTGCTGGTATTGGTGAAATTTGAGTTTTAGGTATTATAAATTCATAATTTCTATCACAAGATATAAATTCTAAATAATCACTAATATCTGTTATACAATCTGTACAGCCAGATGGATTTTCTGGTCCGTATGAATTTATTATAATAGTATTAGGTGATTCAATCGTTAACTTTAAACCTTGAACAACATAACAACCAAATTCAACTCTTCCGCTAAATGAATAAACATTACCAACAACAAGTTGATTTGAGTTATCTTCAACTACAATTCCAAGGGACTTACAACCTTCACTATTTGGATTACAACCACAATCAACAATACTTACTTGATAAACTGCCATATATATTTTTTTAAGAATTTAAACCATTTATTCCGCCCAATGTTATAGCATTTAATTGGATGACAACATTATTTTGTCCATCAGTCCAAATTGGATGAGGGGGAATTATTTCTTGTGTTGACCCACTACAAATTTCACATATGATAACTTCAGTGTTGGCACTAGTACCTGTTGGATAAAAATAATCTGCCATAATTTTTTATTTATAAATATTAACTTATTATTTATAGTTCACAATTTGGAACTTTATTTGTCTTTTATACGTATTAACCTCCCCACTACTTTCAACTTTAATATCAACATAATATTCATTTGGAATTTTATCTCTTGTATCAAATATGAAATAGTATTCATTAGGAGTTCTATTAATTTGAGTCCAATCTTGAACTTGGACTTCGGTTTGACCTTCTCTTACATATACACGATAATAAGCACTAACTTTTGGTAATAATCTATTTGTTGTATAAGCTTGTTTAATAATAACCCCAACTTTTCTTATATCGGTATTGAATATCTTTTCATCTTGTTTAATACCATAAT